ATATTAAATTCCTTTCTACTTCTATTATACTTCATATAAAAAAAACAGTCTATATTTCAAGACTATTTTTTTATAGAAACATAAATTTAGAAAATTTTAGACCAACAACTTTTAAAAGGTTTACCCTTAAAACAAATTGTTTGGAGCAACGGAGTGGAATTGAACCACTGTAAAAGGTTTTGCAGACCTTCGTCTAACCACTCGACCACCGTTGCGTAGATAAAGTGAGGGAAGAGATAAAAAATTAACAATAAGGAGTCATAACCCGAAACCAAATGAAATGAAAAACACTTTTTAAATGCGAAGATAGAAACTCTCTTCCCTCATTACCATTATATCATATAAATAAAAAAAGAGATATAATATCTCTTTTAATCTAAATTCCAAACTCGAAGTTCCCAATCTTTCCAGATTTCCCAGAAGACTCTAAATTCGGCATACTCGACCGTGTCTTTGTTGGCAGAAAACCATTCATCACGACCTTGGAACTTAATCGCACGGATTAAAAAACGCTCATTGTTTTTAAGAATCCGAGTTTCAAATTCGTGCTTTTCGACCGCAACTGAATTTTCGAGCAATGCTCTACGAGCTGGTTTAGAATTTAAATGTGCTGGCGGTTCAATATATCTTGTCATTTTAATCACCCCTTTTCTATATTGATTACCTAATATTATTGTATCAAAAAAGCACCTATATTTCAAGGTGCTTTTATTATTAGACTCGCTGACCTCGTTGAGTAGCTTCGTCCCATCTTTGGCGTTCACCACCGTTGAAATATTCGGTTGCGAGCAATGCTCGTTCGATATTTTCAAGGGTTAAATCACCTGTAAAATTTACTGGAACTGAGATACGATTCACGCTATAATCGGCTGAACCATTACCGTCTCTTTTAGCTTGTAATTCTTTCTGTCGAGTTCGACCATTAGAATAACTTGCGATTGAGGCAGTTCCTTTTTCTTGTCCGAAAACAACTTGGAAACTTTCTACTTCGTGCCAAGACATTGGAACATCTCGGTCATCAAAAATCATTTTTACGATTGCCATTTTTTAGTCCTTTCTTATAGATTACTTGTTTGTGCTACATATACACCAGAGCCGTGATATTCACTGTTTCCAGTAGCCCCAGCATAATAGATTGTTCCGTGTGGATAAAATTTGAACACACCATCACCGTCAACTCGGTTGTAATTAACTTGGTGAATAAGGAGTGGTGTTTCAACTACTGGGCGATATTCTTCTGGAATCTTCTCGCCCATTTGACCACTTCCACGGTTGCCAACATAAACGGTTGACCAGAAGACATAATAGCCGAGTTTCCAGACTTTCATTTTCTGTCCCCAACCAATATCGAACTCTACCATTTGAGGTCTGGTTTTTAATCTGTCGATATTCCCCTTATTAGCGTTTACTAACGCTGCCAAGCCATCATATTTATTATCAACATAAGCTTTATTATAGCCAGTGTCGTCGCCCTTTTGACCTTTGAGGCTGGCAATCCATTGTTCTTTTGAACCAACAAAACCAGTCTCCAAAGCGATTTCATAAGCTGATTTACCGTTCGCACCAGCTATACCTTGAACACCTTGGCGACCTTGGATACCTTGGTCGCCTTTCTGACCTCGGTCGCCTCTTTGTCCTTGTTCGCCACGGTCGCCTTTTTGTCCTTTGAGACTTTCCAGCCACTCTTCTTTCGTTCCAGTAAAGCCGTTTTCTCGTGCGATTTCATAAGCTGATTTACCATCTCGACCATCTATTCCGTGTCGCAAGCTTTCTAATTTATCTTTGAGTTCGGTTGTAAAGTCATTACTTGAAAGCCCTTTACCATCTTCTTTGCGAACAAACATACCTCTTTCCGTATAATATGTTTCTCGGTCTAAATAACCAGATAGGTCGACACTGGTTGAACCAATCTTACGGAGCTGTCCACCAACTAATGCGTGGATTTCATATGGTTCACTTGCTCCAACCAAGTAGAAGTCGTTGCTGTCATATGGTTGTGGGATTTCTTGAACCGAACTATAAACCCCACGGAACTCTGCTGTGTTCACGCTATCAATCAAATGTTCGATTTCTTCTCGACTATAAGTTTGGTCTGGTCGAACAAATTCGTGTGGATTAAATCCTAATCCCTCCAAAGTGATTCGAACATCACCTTCTAAACCATTAACGCTATTAACACGGTTGCGTTGAGCGCCACTTTCAATATCTGCCAATTTAGCGCTATCTTCGTTTGTGAAGTCGTTCGAACTTAAACCTTTGCCAGCAATTCGGCTGACCTTATCACGAAACAATCGTTGGATTGCTTCTTGGTGTAGTGCTAACTCTTCGTTCTGCTGAGCGTTCGTTTTCGTGTTATCTCGCAATGTGTCCATTACACGGTCTTTGTCGAACTCTTCGATTTTTTCAACTGCTCGTGCCAACTTTGGTGTTTCCGAAACAATAGCTGTTGTGCCAGTTGATTGGTCAACGGTGATTAAATCACTACCACTTTTGACTTCATAGAGGGGCATTTTCTGCGGTTCAACACATTGACATTGCTGTCGCCTTAAGCATTCTTCATTAACGCAATTCGCCATTTTCTTCTTCCTTTCTATCCATTTTAAAACCATCATTCAAACCACGAACCATTGTTTTAAGAGTTTTCACACTGGTGGTGATTTGACCGAGCTTACTTAAAGCATACTCGGTCTTTCCAGCTGAAAGTGCGGTTTGAGCAGATTCTGTATGATTAGCAACATCATTAACTAACCAAAGTAAGATTTCTTTATCAGTGTTGCCTGCTCGCAACGCTCTCAACATTTCTTCGTTATACATTTAAATCTCCATTCGTTATTGAACCTGCGGTCGCTGGGTCAAGTCCTTGGGTATTAGGAACTGCCTCATCACCGATATTCTTCAAGATTTTCGTTTCATTACTGTTATCAACGGTCGCTGGGTCTTGTTTATATTCTGGAATTTGTTGTTCTGCTGAACCACCAGTAGTGTCATATGGATTGTTCTGAGCCTCGGCTTGGGTCATATCACCATTCAAATAGTTCAGATAATCCTCAGTGGTTGGTGTAGTTTGACCGCTCTCTGCCAATTGCTGATTTTCAGCTTGGAATTGAGCGACATCTTCTGGGGTCATATAAGCATTAAGCATATTGCTGATTCGCTCATTTGGATATTGACTGACCACATCTTGTTCAAGCTGTAATTCCTTAGCGTGATTCTGGGCTTGTAATTGAGCCGTATCCAGAGCTTGCTGATTGATTGGTGTGGTTATCATTTCTTTAATTTCAGCTCGTGTAAAGAGATTTCCAAAGGCAATTGACAACATCTTCGGCACGAAGACCTCTTGATTGATATATTGGTTATTAACACCGATATTCAACAACTGGCTTGCCATTAAGGCTTTTTGCTGTCGTTCTTGTTCAATCTCGGATTTTAAGCGAACATTTAGCACGGCATCTAATGCTAATTTCTCAACTGGTACAGTTTCGAGTTCTCCATCAAGCTGAACCTTAATCGTTTTATCACTGTTATATTTAACCAATAACAGATTAACCACTCGAATAATTTCCGCAAAGCCGATTTCCAAGTTATGAATCAAAGCGTTATGTCCAGAAGCTACTGCTCCTTGGTTAGCTGAAACTTCCTTGGCACTGGCTCGGTCGCCAATCATCATCGCCATATCAATCTGCGAGTAAGCGTTCATTGCCTCTTTGATTCGTTGTTCTCGTTCTTGAATACGGCTATCAAGGAATGATGGGTCATATTGTTTATTCAAGAAACCAACCGTGCCGTCCATTCCAGATACACCGACACCAGAAATGTTCGCACTGGTTGTAAGGAGTGCTAAGTCGTATTCCGAACCGTATGGAGTCATTGTTCCAGCAATGCTCTCATTGTGCTTTTTGAGGCTCATAATCGAACAGAGTTCGTCGAAGTCGTCCATATACATATCCAACGGCGTAATTGGGTATGGATAATTTGGCACAATCTTATATGGAATTTCAATGATTGGTGATTTAATCCGTTTAAGTAGTTCAGTAGGAATCACTTCATATGCTGTTTCGGTTTCCACCTTAGTTGCCACTTCGAGGTCTTTTTCAGTTTTATCAATGATAAACTTACGGTTTACAACGGTAAATCTATCACCAGTAGTCAAGTCCCAGATATAGCTAATCTCAACATCTTCACCTTGATATTTCTGCTTTTCTTTACCCTCTGGGGTGAAAGCGTTCGAAGTATATTTCTCACCAATATAACAGCTACTGATAATCTGGTTCATACTGCGAACTTCTTGTTCGTTAAACATACTGCTCTTGATATTCGGATTATTCATTAAGTCCTGAATATTCTTAGCGTGAATCTTCGCCTCATTGATGGTTTTTAGAAATCCACCTTTAAACTCAACCTCTTTTTCAAGGTCTTGCCAAGAAATCATTTTATGAAAACCAATGTAGCGTGGTGATGTTCGGCGATAACGGATTGGGTCAAGAATAATATTGCTGAGTGAGATTAACTCAACTTCAATATCCTTGGTAGCTTTATTAAATGTTGGGTAATAATATGTCGCACCATACAACATCAGTTCTCGCACTGAAGTATCTCGGAGCTTATCCAAACCATACATATAATAAATCTGTTCATCAGCCAAAGCTAACATCTGTTCCAGATTCGTATCCAACACTTGGGTCTTGTCCAGAATCTGCGTTTCGAATTGACCAATCCCACCAGATAACTGGTTGACATTTGTTTCGACTGTCTTAAAGACAATATCACTCTTCCCATCTGGAATCAGCTCGCCAGCACATTTGATACTGTCAATCGTTTCTTGCGAAACACCCCTTTGGAGTGCTTGCTTGACATCGAACTTTTGAGCCAAATCACGATAGGTATTCCGACTGGGAATATGATTATATGCCGACTGATTCCGACCAGCCTGTTTGATTCGTGGGAGCAAAGCACGCTTGCTTTCTTCAATCCACTGTAATACATAACCATATTCCGCATTTGGGTCTATGTAAGTCATTATTTACTTAATCCTTTTTATTTTAATATTATACGCGTAGAACATTAAAACTGTCCTACTTATATTATACTATTTTTAAGGATTAAAAGCTATTTATTGGAAATTAAATACACTACTTTTCAATATTCTTAAACAGATTATCTGGCAAGGTCAATGCCCAATTGACCAACCCCATTACAAGGTCATCGTGATATGGTGTGCCATCTGGTTTATTACCACAAGCCTGAGCTTTACGGCTCGCCCCTTTTCCAACATAGTTGAAGTGGAGCAACTCTTGGAGTGTTTCTTCATCTTTCGGCATATACTTACCCAGATTCATCAGACTCTTTAAGCGTTCAATGCCCTTGGCTTTACTTGACACAGTCATTTTCGTGCCAACTGCCTTGTATGGATTGTTGCGATTATAACGCTTCGCATCGAAGTAGAAATTACTATAACCACGATTACGGAGCAAAGTTATCAATAACTCCCCTCGGTTATTCTCAACATTGATGCGTGCCGTATTATAATACTTGCCCAAAGCATAAGCCATTTCAGCAATATCCTCTGGCTCATTCTTTGATACATATACAGCTTGGTCTTCGAGGGTGATTTTATCTAACACTCGCACCGAAGTATTATCGGCTTCTTCCCCACCAAACGCTGGGTCAATCACCATTTCATATTTTCGACCAAGAATTGGTTTATTGTAAATCGCAATGTCCCACTCATTACCATTCACAATCTTCCCCTCTGGGGTGTAAGTCGCATAACCGATTGGCTCAATCTTTTCTTTCTTCATTTCTTCCAGTAGCAACGATGTCGAAAACACTGGGCTATCGCTGGAAACAAACGGCTCTTGCCAGTTGCTTGGAAACTCTTGTCGCATTGCCGATAAGTCATTTCCTTTTTTCGTAATCAAGTGGTTGCGATACCACGCTAACTTAGGGAGTCGGAGATGTTCTGGGATTTCCCATTTTTCCATTTCTTTCAAAATGTCTTGCTCATATTTGGTGAGCGTTTTAGCGAAATCTTTGGAGGGTTTCGCAATATACTCTTCCATTAAGAACCAAGGTAGGAAGAGAAACTCCATTTCTGGGTTATTTTGTGCCTCCACCACACGGTCATAAAACTCATTGATTCCATTCGCAGTTGAAACATAAACCAACATCGAAAGCCCATTATTCGGCACAGAGGAAACTGCACCTTTCTCAATGATTCCAACATTGCGATAAAACGCTACCTCATCGAGGATAATCGCCTGTGCTGTTCCACCACGACCACTCTCACCACTCATTGCCGTATGATAACGCACCGTGTTATTCCTCTTCTGCCCCTTAAAGCCGATACAACGAATCTTGCGTTCGCTCTTATTGAACTGAAACTCCCCAAAGAAAGTGGGGTGGAGCATTTCAATCATTGGCAACATCTTATCACTGGTGATTTCTTCCACGATACTCCCCAGATGCAAAAAGTGTTTCATATTCAATGAGGCATACTCTTTATTATTAAACTTAATCAAGATATACAACTCCAAGGCTAAAAGCACGGTCGTGTATCCCATTTGCCGTGCTTTCAAAATCACCAAGGTAATTGGCTTTGGTCTTGGAGCAAAAACATATTTAAGCAAGAGATTAGCAAAAATGGTCTGGGCTTTATTCAAGCGTAATGGCACAATCTTACCATTCTTATCATAAATACTCAAACACCTTTCACAGAAATACCCAAAGTCGTTTAACGCTTTCAGCGTTTCTTCCTTAGTGAGTGGTGGTCGCCGAATTGTATTCTTAACCAGCTTTGCCACGGTTAATCCTTATTGAGGTTAGCTTTCTTAGCTCGTTCCTCCCTCAATTCTTTGAGTGTCTTTTTTTGATTGAGGGTAGCTTTCTTTGGAGTGGCTTTAACTGTTGTTGTTTGTTTTTTCTTCTCTTTTTCAATTTCTTCAATTGTTAATTGATTTGTATATTCATCAACTTGACTTGAAAAGTTAAAGGCGATTAAGCGGATTGCTCGATTAAACATTTGCTTAACAAGGGTTGATTGCTCAGCTGTGCTGAGATGTTGATTGCTTGGACTTTTGAGCGCCTCTTCAATCGAAACCAGATAAGGGTCAACAGCTTTGGTTGTTAGTTTATATAATTCGTTATAATTAAATTCTTTCATATATACTCCTTATTCAATTGGGTCAGCTTGTTCAAATAAGTATTTAACTTCTTCTGGCTTTGTAGTTAGTATTGTTTCAATGTCTTGAGTCATATCAATATACTTCTTGATTTCTGGAAACACGAAAACCTTATCAGCACCAGCTGAGGGGCGTTGGAGGAAGTCTAATACTCCACAGTCTTTGGCTAATTCTTGAAGTTGGGGGCTTTGCCGTAATTCGTAGATTCTTCTGTGTTCCCAATAGATACGGTAGAAGCTTGGCACTTTGGTATCTGGGAAGTTGCGTTTATGATATTCTTCCAGTAGCAGTTGAACTTTCCGTTCCAGATAATATTTAGCATTACCACAATTACAGGTGATTGCTATAACATCCAAATCATTCATATTTACTCCTTATTTGTTATTAGTTAGTTGGGTTGCTTAATTATTAAAAATCATAAATGCTGTTAACACTATGTGTTAAAAATTTCATCCCACATATCTTTATCATCATCAGCTTGTTGATTCAGTGCCAATTCAGCCTTAGTTAGCTCATCTTTCACAGCCTGGAATGTCTTAATCTGGGTATTGACCAAAGCCACGTAATGACTAATTTTCATATTGGGGTCTTGGAGCAAGTCTTCAATTAACTTCCCAGTATGTTGGAGAGATTTCCCAACTGAGATAACAGCTTCGTGAGCCAGCGCAATCGAGTTAGCTTTTAATTGGGCTTGGAGCGTTATCAACACGCTATCAATCCGTTCTCGATACTTAGCATTCGCCTCTACCTCTCTCAGCTGTTCGACTGAGGGGACAAAGCCGAACGCTCGCTTGAAACACTGCTCAGGTTGTAAATCACCAGAAAGAACCAGCTCCGCATAAGTTTGAATCTGGTCATCAGTTGGCATATTGGTTTTCGCAAGTTGTTTACTCATACTTATATTATAACATTTTTGCGTTTATTTTTATATAGCAGAAGATTTTAGAATAAGGATTATTTTAGTTATATGATTTAGAATAAGAAACTCCTCGCTCATTTATTTTATGTAAAACCACTATCACCATATATAAATTTTATTTTATACCGACACGAATTTATACGCCAAGGTTCTTTTTTTATCTTGTGTCAGCTGTAATTTTTATTGAGAGGTTCTTTTTATTTTATATCAGTTGTAAATTGTATCAAGGGGTAATACCCCCTCCTTCCAGCTTCACTGTCGTTCAGCTACGCTGGCATTACTGTAATATGTGTCTGGGGTCTCTGCCCCCTCGTTTTTTTTCATTTAATACAATGCCACTGTTCGCTTTTTGTTCGCTTATGTGTTTATGCTTTTTATTTTTCTATTTTTTAGCTTGCTTTTTTCTTTTTTTTTCTGTTTATTTTTGTTATTTTTCTTGATATTTTTTAAAAAAAGTGTAAAAAAAGTGTAAAAAACCCTTGCTTTTTTTATTTTAATGTGATATACTTATAGTATAATCAAGTTGAAGCACGAAGCAAAAACCTTGATTGTATAACATTAAAAACACGGCTGAAAAACTTTTTCAAGGTTTAAACACGCGGGGCGGGCTAAAAATTGTTTTGTAGTAGCTAAACGCCTTTATAAAATACCGCAAAAACCTAAAAAAGTTGAAAATAATTAAAAAAGTTTAAAAAACTCTTGACTTTTTCAATCAGCTGTGATATAATGGTATTACAATCAAGATGAAAAGCAAAAAACTTGATTGTGTAGGAATAAATTAAAGGCGGAAATGAAACCGCAGAAAGGGATTTTTAGAGATGTCTATAAATCTAAAAGAGCAAGTAAAAAATAAAAAAGCAATGCTTGAAAATCAAGAATTTGATTTTGAAGATGTTTTGGAAATCAAAAAAACACAAAAAAAAAGTTATGCGACTGGCGATGAACAGATTAGTTTTGAAATGATGCTAACTTATGGCGGTCCGACAATATGGGCAGAAATTGATGAAAATAGGGCAACCATTTTCGGTGCTTGGGGTAGCGAAGAAATCCGCGAAAGTATAGAAAATGAAAATCTTTATAACTATTTATTAGAGATGTGCTATTAAAAAAAAATAAATTAAACGGAGAAAGATAAGATGTTGAATGATAACGCTAAAAAGATTTTAAATGATAAAGTAAAATTACAGGATTATTTAGACAATCACCCTGAACACGGTTTTGCTTACTATATAGATTTCAATGATTACACAAAAGATGTATATAAACATAACGAAAAACACGGTAAACTGTATAGTATTTTTACGGTTGATATTGATGAAAATATTCTAACGATTGGGATTAGAAAAGAGCTAACAAAAGATTATAAATATTTTGCGAATTATGAATATTTTGTGTTGAGCCAAAATACCAACAGGGTAAAGGGTTATAGAAAAGCCTCGAAATGGCTACAAAATGTTATAGATTTAATGAACTTAGAATATTTATAAAATAAACTGGGGGCGACAAAAAGCCCCCCACCACGATAAAATGATAAATAAACATAAGGAGAATGAAATGTATAAACAAAAAACTTATAAATCACAACGAAAAACAGCTACTAAAAAAGACACTAACGCTGAATTAAAAAAGAAAATTAAAGAGTTGAAAAAAGAAATATTAAGGAATAAGATACAATCGATTGCTGATTATATCAAGGAAAGGATTTAATAAAATGATTATTACAGATGATAAAGGTTGGGTCAAAATTATTAGAGACGAAAATTTTACCACTAAGGAACTTAAAGAATTGATTAAACAATTAGAAAAAGAATATGGCGATAAGAAAAACCTTGAAGAAATTAAGAAAGAGATTGGAAATTCTCGAAAGAGTTGGCATGTAGATTATTACCTTTACAATGGGATTTGGGAAAATAGCTGGAAACAGTATGGACAAATGATAATTTCAGAATATAGATTTTAAACTAAATGGGGTGGATTAAACCGCCCCACCAAATGAAAGGAATAGATAAGATGAATGAACATATAGAAATTTATAACAGATACAATGAACAAAAACTGGATAAACCAACTGAATATGTATATGTGTTATGTAAATCAACTGGAAAAAATTTTATAATTAGAAAGATTGAATTTAATGAACTTAAAGAACATCACATCTTTTTCAAAAAACTTATTCTTGCGATTGATATTGAATTTGATAAAGTGCTTAGCGCAGCTGATAAAATGATTATGAATAAACTAAAAAAGAGCCGCAACGTATCTACAAAAACAATCTTACATCTTGAAATGAATGATAATAAACAATCTGAACGGTTTATATATACTAAGGATAACAATATCATTGTGCGAACATATGGATATGGTATAGTGTTTAAACTGGGGGCGGAGCAATAAACCGCCCCTCTATGGAGAATAAGATGAACAATATAATTAAATTTACAGATGAAGATATGCTGGAACTTGCTGGATTTATTGATGAAATACACATGGGTTTAGATTATAATATCACTTATACAGAAGAATATATCGAAACAGATAACGGTAGCAACATTGAAGCATATCAATTACATAAAGAGCGCAAAGTTGAATGGATAAACTTACCAAAAATGTTTAGCAATGATGAATTACAGGAACAATTGGAAGAAGCGCTAACAACCTATTACCACAAGAATAATCTGTTTGAAGAATAAAATAAGGGGCGGAGCGCTAACCGCCCTTACCCCTTACCTTAACAATTTATAACCACCGTTGGAAAGCGATTCTTTATAACATACTAAAATGGTATAGCTTAACTATGCTTGAACCTTATTAAAAAACCTACACAATAAAACTATTGCTTTTTCTTGAAATGTTTTTCTAACGGTGATTATAGATTGTTAAAAAATTTTTCTGCTTGCTTGGTATCATTGGAACTCACCATC